GCAGTATATTCGGAGAACCTTCCTCCTGTTCCAATGCGGGATGGTAGACCTGCTGTTAATACAGGAATACAAGCTGGAGGTAATGCACCTATGATGGAGAGGAGTAGTTCTGGAAGCGGCAACGTTTACAGCCCCGCCCCTGATCAACTTTCTCCCTTACCTTCTGCTGCGCCTCCTAGTCCCCCAACGAATCTTCTTGAAGTAACTCCAGCTGTAGCCGCCGACCAAGCTGCTAATGCTAAAGCTGAAGCTGAAGCAGAGCAACGGCTCTCACCGGATCCACTGCCAGAGCCCCGCCTTTCTGGTCAAAGAGGATACACGGGTGGAACATCTATGGCAGATATGTCAAACCAAACTACGGGGCTTCCTCCAGGAGTGTCGAGAGATTACAACGATCGTGCTTTGTTAGAGTGGTTAATGAGAAATATGCCTTACCATCCAAGGATGCAATTAGGGACTAGCTTCCCTAGTGGAGCAGACCTCGCTACTCCCTATGTACGTAGATAGTGGACGATGCTTCCTCAAGGAACAGAACCACTTGTTCTAGCTGATGGAACTAGGATCAACCCCATTGATGGGGCAGTTATTGAAGAAGAAGTCCTAGTAGAAGTTCCTAACACGGAACAAATTAAACGGGAGATCGTTGCTTCTCGAAAGAGGATCAGCGATCTTCCCGTTCCTCCTGGGCAAATGAACACCCTTAGTGTTGTCATCTCTTATTCCTTATTCGGGATAAGTGATGAGGACATCTCCAGTGCATTGTTGATTCCATTAGAACAACTTCAAACAATTAAGAGTTCCGACGAGTATACTAATCTACAAGGTCAGTTCATCAAGAACATCCTTGAATCTGACCTGTCTGATGTACGTGGATTGTTTGTAGAACGATCCCGTTCAGCAGCTAATTTAATGATTGATACCTTGGAGAATAATGAGGTAGGTCTAGGAACTCGTCTTGGTGTCGCTAAAGATGTTCTTGATCGTGCAGGACATCGCCCTGCTGACATCATTGAACATAGACACAAGATGGAAGGGGGACTTACTATTGAGTATGTCGAGAAGAAAGATGACATCCCGACAATTGATATAACACCAAAGGAGATGTAATATGGCAACAGTAGCTGAAGCAAGTGGTAACGGAGGTGGACGAACAGGCTCTGGCCCAGAAAATGAATATAGCCGTGTTAGTGTTGTTGCTAGCGCATTGCATGGAACCACAGTTCCTGGGTATGTTGGGCAGTTAGGTACGGATACAACAGCAGACCAGAACTATATTGGTCAGCGGGCAGATGTTACCAGTACGGCTGCATTAGCCAATACAGATTGGGCTAAGACCGACTAATGGCTAAGGACTGGATCAAGGGAGCCATAAAGAAGCCTGGACAACTTCATAGAGACTTAGGAGTTCCACAGGGTAAGAAAATCCCTGGTGACAAATTGAAGTCGGCATTAACTGGTCAGTTTGGAAAAGCCACCACAAGGAGAGCGCAACTAGCACGAACCTTGAAGGACTTTAAGAAAAAGTAATGCCTACATTCAAGCTCCGCAAAGACAGTCTTCAAGATCGCTTCCTAGAGTCTAAGGCCAAGGTACAACTCTTTGGTGGAGGCTTTGCTAATGGCAAAACCTCTGCTGCGTGTATCAAGGCCATCCAGATTGCTAAAGACTATCCTGGGGCTAATATACTCATGGCTCGTTCCACGTATCCTAAACTCAATGATACATTGCGGAAGGAGTTTATTAAATGGTGTCCTACTGATTGGATTGAGTCGTTTCCCAGAAGTGCCAATGCAAGTAATACCTGTACACTGAAGAATGGAACAACCATTAACTTTCGCTACATAGCACAGCAAGGTAAGTTCGGTAATGAGGCTACAACCTCTAACCTCTTGTCTGCGACGTATGATGCTATTATCGTAGACCAGATGGAAGACCCTGAGATTGTACACAAAGATTTCCTTGATTTGCTTGGGCGTCTAAGAGGGATGACCCCGTATGATGGAAAAGATTCTACAATGCCTAGTAGTGGTCCTCGTTGGTTCGTACTTACTACTAATCCCACTCGTAATTGGGTTTACCGCGAATTAGTACATCCAATACATGACCTAGCATTGGGGCAGATCAACGAGAACCTCCTCTGCGAGACAGACGAAGATGGTAAGATGATGTTCGATGATAACAGGCTCCCTATTCCTATTATCGAAATCTTCGAAGGTTCGACCTATGAGAACCAAGAGAATCTAGAAGCTGACTTTATTAAGACACTGGAGGCTTCTTATAAGGGGCAGATGCGTTCACGCTTCTTGATGGGAGAATGGGCCAGCTATGAAGGGCTTGTATACCCGGCCTTCAACGAATCAGTCCACGTCATGTCACATCACGCTATCGAGAGCTATCATAAGCAACTGAAGGTGAAAGCACAAGATGTCAACTACCTAGAGGGCTACGATTATGGCCTTGCGGTTCCGTTCTGTTATATACTAGGTTTCTGTGACGATCTTGGTAATGTATTCCTCATGGATGGATCGTATCAGAAGGAACAACCACTTGACGCACACATGAATGGCATTCACGAAGACAGTGATTATGACTTCGACGGGATCAAGGACATTCGCAGGAAGTATGACGTAGAGAGCAGCATGATCCTAGCTGACCCTGACATCTTCCGTCGTAAGACTACAGGCAAGAAGCTTGTCGGCAAAGCCATTAGTGATATGATGCAGGAAGAAGGTATCACTTGTACACGAGGTAACAACGACATCGCCAATGGTATAGTGAAGATCAACCAGTATCTCATACCACAGCGTAACCACCAGAACCCGATTACTGGTGAGTATGGTGCACCTTACTTGTATGTAAGTGATAAACTTGATTGGTGGATCACTGAGATTGGCGATTATTATTGGATGAAGAACCCAATGGGGGAGCAACTAGACAAGCCAGTAGATAAAGACGATCATGCTATGGACACTACGAAGTACATGCTGTCTAATCGTCCTAACATCTCAAAGCTGATGGTGGATACATCTCCCAAGCAAGTTGGTTGGTTCAGGTGGGGTGAGAGGGACTTGCAGGAAGAAAGAAGGGACTTGCGTCATGGCTCATCTAGCTGAACTCATAAAGGCACTCATGCGCCGCAACGCAACCCCGCTAGGTGGAGTTGACAGTTTTAAAGAAGCACTAGAAGCTGGCCCCATACGTAATGTAGATGATTTACTTAGAGCAAGTAAGGAAAGAAAAGAGGTCTTGCAAAGAGCGCCAGCAGTACCTGGAACCTCAATCCCTACACCAGGATCAGGACCGGTAGGAGGACTAAAACCCTCTAGCACAGGAAAACTAACTGGCCCCGGTCCTCCATTAGTAAGCGAAAGTGGGAACGTCCCCATTTCAGGGGAAGTAGAACCTGGATTTAGAACACTAGACGAAACATTGCCAGTTTGGGAAGAACCTCCTTCTAAAGAATACTTCGAAGGAAAATGGTCGAAACCTAATAGATCTGGCGAAAGAGTTGGGTATCCAGGGTTAGAACAGGTTTATAAACAACTAGACAACCACCCAATGACAGCCCTAGAACAAAACTTAGAAGCGGAAACAGTAGCGGAAGAGGCACGTCGTCTTTACTTAGCACAAACTAAAAAGTATCACGACGATATAGCTAAGAAGACGGGAAGAAAGGTTAAGCCAATTGCGGAGCAACTAAAAGCTCCCCTTCCCCATGACACTAAACCTCCAAAGGTATTCGGTGAAGGGGAGTTCTCAGGAAAGTCTATCGGAGAAGAGATGCAAGACCTTATTGGCATGGGGGAGGGAACTAAACTAACTTCAGGAGTCAAACGACAGCAGAGGTTCGATCCGACGAAAAACACACTTAGCCCAGAAGAATTAGAGAAGTCGGGCCAACCTATCAGCTATATCGAAGCAGACAATGCCAAAGAAGTAGCACGTATAACGAAGCTACTAAATGATTTGCGGGTGGATGTACCAGCCCAAGGTGGTAGCACAAGCGAAGTTACTCGTATTCAAAGAGAAGCCGCGAGAGGCCTTGTAACAGAATCCGTTGCTGTAAAAAGAATTAATATGGCAAAGAGGGACGCTATGAACTGGCTTGAGAATTTAGAGAAAACTCTTACTATACCCAAAGGAGTACCAAGAGCGCAGACTGGGACAATTGCAAGTCAACTACGGGCTTCTAGGAAACGGATGGGAACACTCCAGCAAAAAGTAATGGATGGTTGGAGAACGGCCAAGAGAGCAGCCAAAGAAGGTGACGCCTCAAAAGCTATTGACGACTTCGAAGAACTCTTGCTAAAAGAAGTATACGGCCCACCTAATCCCCCGGTATCCAGAGTAGATGAAGCAACAAAAATACAAAAGTTAAAGGCAGCTAGGGAAAATCGGTAGACAATAAGATTATAAGGACAAAGACATGGCTGACGAACAAATCCCCACAGAAGTAGATGCTAACATTGATACTTCTCTTGGTGACGAAAGACCTACTAAGTCTAGGAAGAAACGTAAGTCTTCTAGTTACCAGGTAATCGGTGACAGTAAGATACCTGTATCTAAATCTACAGGTAAGGTGTGGCAGTCCCGTCTGTCCCAAGCGCGTGTGCATACTAAGGATGTAGAGGAATCCTGGCGAGAAGCTATCCGTTACTTCGAGAACGATCAACTCAAGCATCGCGTATCAGAGGAACATGCGTCTGGTAATACTATAGGCAACAGGAAACTTAACGCGAATATCACAGAGACTGAGAATGTAGTCTTTGCGAATGTCACAACAATGGTCCCAGCACTGTACGCTAGGAACCCCACAGCGGAGTTCACTTCAAATATAGAAAGCAGAAAGGAACTCGCTACTGCCTTAGAAAGGCTCGTTAACGTGCTTGGTGGACGTAAGGCTGCTCCAGGGATTAACCTCAAGCCGAAGGCAAAGCGTTGTGTAGTTACTACATTACTTACTAATCGAAGCTGGATCAAAATTGGCTGGACCCGTAAGCAAGAGAGCAGCGAACAAGCCCTAAACGAGTTAGCTACTCTTGCTGCACAACTGGTGAAGGCAAAGAATACCAAGAAAATTATAGAGATAGAGGGTAAGATTGCTGCACTAGAAGATAGTATTGACATCTTACAGCCCTCTGGCCCATTCGCTAAAGTTAAATCACCATTCGAAATCTTTGTAGACCCAAATGCGAAGGAGATTGACCTATCTGATGCTAATTGGCTTATTGAAGAGGACTTGATACCCACTAACTTCCTCTTAGCGAAATATGCAACGAAGAAGGGTAGCTCCAATGAGTATCATTCCATTTACCAGCCCTCACACATACTGAAGGCCTCATTGAGCGATGAAGACCCAACTAATAACAGCGCAGATAACTTCAGCATCTTTGAAGAGGGTAACACAGCCAAGACGTTTGGCTTCAATGATGATGTCGCCTTTGAGAAGGCTAAGATGACAAAGGTGTACAAGGTATGGGATAAGGTTACTCGCCGCATGTTAATGTTTAACAGCAAGGATTGGACCTGGCCTATCTGGGTATGGGATGATCCCTTACAGCTGGATACATTCTACCCGTACTATCCTCTTACGTTCTTCGAGAGTCCTAGTGGACCACTTACTAAGGGAGAGGTTTCGTTCTACCTTGATCAGCAAGATGCTATCAATGAGATTACGGACGAGCGTAGACGGTATCGGCGTTGGGGAAGGCGTAACATCTTCTACAACAAGAACATGATAACACAGGAAGAAGCCTCGGCTGTACTTACTGGTGACGATGGAACTGCTAGAGGGCTAGATGTTCCTCCTGAGACAGATTTAACTAAGGTCATCGGCTCTATCCTTCCTCCATCTGTACAGTTTGAGAAGCTATTCGACAAAGAAGACTTCTATCGAGCTATTGACCGTATTTCATCTGTAGGTACTGTCATGCGTGGAGAGCAGTTCAAGACGAACACGAACAAGGCTGCTGTACAGGCCAATGCGTCTGCTGCTAATATGCGGGTTGATGAGAAGTCTGACCAGATAGAAGATTGGATTGGACAGATATACTGGGGTATTGCACAACTTTGTCTTATGAACATGTCTAGAGAAGAAGTCACAGACCTCATTGGCGAAGAGGAAGCAGCTGGTTGGGAGAATATGACCCCACAGGAAATCTTCTCTCTCTCGCAACAAGTCATGGGTGGTTCTACTAAGAAGCCAACAAGTGCTGCCAAGAAGGAAGAAGCACTTGAATTTGGACAAGTTCTTGGTCAGTTTGTTAATGCTGCTCCCGGTCCAGTACTGAAGACGATGCTTCAGGTTATGGAACGTGCGTTTGATGAGGTTACTATGCGTGAAGAAGACTGGATAGAACTTCAGCAAGCAATAGAACAACAGAGTGGAGCAGAACAACCACCACAAGAAGGACAACCTGGTGGACAAAACGACGTAGCAACGGCAAGTCCAGAACAACTACAACAAGTCCTGGCAAAACTACCTCCTGAGATAAAACAACAAGTCAAGAGTGCGATTAGTTCAGGAGTATCACCGCAGCAAGCATTGCAATCTGCAATGCAACAGGCACAGCAAGGTGCCACTCCGACACAATAAGGGGATGTAATTATGGGAAATGAAAACGAAGAAGTAACAATTGTCTCTACCGACGAAGCTATACTCGACAGTATAGGAGAGAACGATGAACCAACTACGGACGAGGATGCTAAAGCGCCGGAGACAACTGAAGAAGAAACACCTACAACCAGTGATCAACAAAGTGCTGAAGGAGGCGATGATAGCCAGCAAAAAGAGGCTGGTGGTCCCCAAGACTTAGTAGATGGTCAAGGTAACTTAGTTGCCCAAGGAGGCAAGGAACGTCGCTTCTACGAAACCGCACAGCGTGAACGTTCTCGCGCTGACAATCTAGAGAAAGAGCTAACTACTGTCAAGGCTCAGATGGATGCAGTTAACAACGCTGGAACACTGGGCACACAATATAGTCTTACCCCCGAAGAAATAACAACGGGCGCACAAATAATTGCCGCTTACAAAAATAATCCTGTGGAAACCATACAATATATGTTGACACAGGCACAAGCAAGCGGGCATAATATAGATGCACTTACTACGGGCGGTTTGGATATGTCTGCTGTGAAGCAGATGTTGGATACAGCCTTACAGCCTTTAGTAAGTGAACATCAAGAGAGGGCTGACACACAGGCAGCACAAAGTCGCGCAACTAGCGTTTACAATAACTTCATGGCGAAGTATCCCGACAGTGCTGTACACGAAGACACCCTAGCCCGACTTCTGAACGAAGATACTAGTTTATCTCCAGAAGCCGCGTATTTCAAACTCCAGTCTTACTATGCAAAGAACAACCTAGACTGGACGAAATCCCTAGTACAGTTGCAACAAGCAGCAACAGTTGCAGCTACTAGCGCAGAGAATACGCAGCAAGCGTTACCTGAAGGCAGTATAGCAAACGCGAATGTTACGGATAAGCCCCAGGTAGCTGATGTAAATACTTCGACCGACGACATCATACGAGATGCAATGGCCGAAGCTGGAATAAACTAGGAGAATTAGATGGCAAGCACACCCATTGCCACGGTCCTCAATTCAACACTAACTCGTAGCCGCAAGAAGCTTATTCTAGCGTCTATTAAGTCTAATGCTCTTATGGCTTGGGCTTTTGCAAACAACCGTGTCGAATTTGAAGATGGTGGACACGACATTACTAACCCACTTACGTTGGGCCGTAATCCAAATATCACTTCCTACGAGTACTATGATGAACAGCCTATCGCTCAGACTAATGAGTTCGATACTGTTACTTACAACTGGGCGCGTGTTGGCGGTTCGGTTGTAATCTCGGATCAGGAAGAGGATGAAAACCGGGGCGCAGCTCAGATTTTCAAACTTATGAAAGCCAAGATCGACGTGCTGGAAGAGAGTATTAAAGAGAAGTTCTCTGAATATCTCTATGCTTCCGGTGCTGGTACTGACCCACAGGGTCTTGGTCTTCTCATTCCTGATGATCCTACTACAGGAACTGTTGGTAATATCAATCGCGCTAATGAAACTCAGTGGCGTACTTCTGCCTATGACTTCAATGGCAACCTTGATAGCACCAACATCGAAGAGGCCTTTGATGACATCCTCCTTGACTTGACGCTTAAAGGCGACAAGCCAGATGTTATCCTCACTGGTCGTAACCTGTATCGTCATTATCGTACCGCAGTACGTGATAAGGTCGTTATCAACCTGTCGGAGTCTAACTCTGGTAGGAAGATGATGGACTTGGGATTCTCTGGCGTTAAACACCAGAACATTCCCATGATGTATGATGAAGATTGCCCTGTTAATAAAGCATTCTTTATTAACAGTAAGTTCCTTCGTCTGCACATCCTTAAACATGTCAACATGAAAGTCAAAGAGTTGGTAGCCCCTTGGACTATTGACGCTCATGGCCGTAGGGTTGTCTGGCAAGGCCAGTGGTGCATGTGGAAATCCTTCCGCACCCACGCTGTCCTGATTAACTCGTAAGATAGGAGTGTAAGGGGATGAACGAGAATATCAAGCCACGTTACGAAGTGCATAAACTAGATGGAAAGAGGCCTCGCAAGTTTGCTATGCCCAAGACCGACAAAGACGGTAAGTTACTTGGCGGTTTTGTGTATGAAGACAAAGAAGTAGACGCCGGTTGGATGGTTTACTTCCCTAGTGGGGCTTCTGTCCACATTTGGACCAAGGAGGAATTGGAACGGCAAGGCTTTACGAAACAACCGTCTTTGATAAACATGGAGACTGGAGATGATGTCGGGCAAGTGTCCGATACCAGTCTAAAATCAAAGTCGGAACAAGTTTCTAACCGTTCCAGGTCTTCCAAGGTGGCTCAAACTTAACGGAGAAAGAAAATGAGTAAAGTTGTCGCTGACAACTATCCACGGAGCTTTAGCCAGTACGTTCCTAACATGGAATTTGCTGCTGATGTCATCGGGGATGAGCATATCTGCTACTTGGGTAGCCCTGCTGCTCTTGACGCAGATGGTATTTGGGATGGTGTTACTGCTGATGCTAGTGAGAATACCTACACAAGTGCCGATTTCAAATCTACCTTCGACGGTAGTTCAACCTCACTAACCTCAACGGCTGGCATGATCGACGCCACTTATGGCCGTTGTCTCACCGCAACTGGCTCTGCTGGTTCTAATCATGTATGCACGATTTACGGCCGTGACTACCTTGGTCAGGCAATGCAGGAAAATATAACTCTCTCAGGTGCAACTGTTATCTTTGGTAACAAAGCGTTTAAGTACCTAGATAAACTGGTAATTGCGGCTGGAGCGGGTGGTGATACTTGTGACATTGGCTGGTTTGATCGTCTTGGTCTTCCCTATAAGGCAGAGAAGATTGTTGGCTATACCGAAGATGACTCATTGTTACCACACGATCCTGTAGAAGCCTTTGTAGAAGTAGATGCAGTTCGTTATGCTTCTGGTGCTGATGTCGTTATAGCTGCTCCGGTTTCTGGACAGATTACTGGAGTCAACTCAGTTATAACAACTGCTACTACTGGTGTTCAGACTTCTACCGTAGTAGTTGGTACTACCGACGTTGCTGGCTTATCGTTAGTCATTGCTTCCAGTGGAACGGTTACTGATCTGGATAGTGATACAGCCACCACGGATGATGACCAGACTACAAGTACTGTTGCTAAATTCGGTGCTATGGGCATTAGTGGTGATGGAACACCTTCTGGTGGTGCAGCTAATTACACAGTTACGATTGAGCCAATTTGCTTCGTAGCTGGTGATGATACTACAACTCAGACGGCCACGACTGAAGACACTCGTGGAACTATCAGAGTAACGAATGCCTGTGATGGCTCAGTATCCTACGAAGTACGTTACAAGTGCGATACTGCTGATCTTCACGGTATCGAACAGTATAACGGCTAAGTAGGTTAGGCTGGGGGAGTCCTTGTCCTCCCCTTCAACTCCCCCAGCCACTATTTTGTTATGGCAACGCTTTCACAACTTGTAGCGAGGACAGCTGACCGGCTATCTATGGTAGCTGGTACAGGTGTACAAGTCTATGCGGAGGATCGTATCGCAGAGATGATACAACACAAGTTCGATGTCTTGTTTGATGAGGTCTTCTGGCCTCAGTTTTGCACTTGGTATACATGGACGTTAGATGAGACACTCGGAGTTGTTACTGCTGACTTGACTGACATACTTAAACGATATGAAGACATTCAGGTTATATTCCCTGAGAACTCTAATATGGCATTGACTAAGTTGTCTAACTTAACAACTAACCCATATGAGTTGACTGGAACTACCCCAGTTAACTATGAAGCATTAGGGCCAACAGTTAGTAATAAGACTACGAAAGTGTTTCGTATCTGGCCTCTTGCCTCTACTGGTAATGTAGTAGTTAGACTTAGGACCAAGCCAGATACGTTCACAAGTGAAGACGAAATTGACTTTGATGATCAGTCATTAATACTTGGTAGCGTCTTTGACTATCTAGAGGATGATGGAACAAACCCCAATGCAACACAAAAATTCCAATTGCTATTTGAGGCTAGGATCAAGCAGTTGAAGAACAACTTCAACTCCGCACCAATTAGTCTTGATACTGCAACATCCATTCCTCAAACATTTAGCTTCGTGGAGTTATCATAATGGCTCATCCAAGACAATTAATTGAAGCACTTATGAAAAGATTACTAGATGCTAAAAAAGCCAACAAGGGTAAGCCAGATCCCAAAGGCGCAGCTGTTAGAGAAGCTAGACAACAAGCAAGAGGAGCACAGCCAAGTGATCCGTTAGCTAAACCTATCGACATGGATGATTTTTATAATACTAAATTGAACCGTGATCCAGATAATCCCATGAACATACCGTGGCGAGAAGGTGGCGAAGAAAGCGGTCCAGAGTTCTATCGAAGAACAAGACCTCGTGATCCTTCACGACTTCCTGATTTGGCTCCAGAGGATCCATTAAAACGACCAGTTGAAAGTGGATTATCTAGGTATTTGCCAGAAGAAAACATCCATGAGCCTATGATGCCAAGAACACGAGATGGTAGCGTTCGTTCACGCGATCCTTCACGACTTCCTAAATCTCCTGACCCAATTCAAGATGACGTTATATCTAATATGCCACGCCCTAATCCACAAGAAGACGCTCAAAAACTCTTTGAAACCTTATTTAATGACGCTGCTAGAGGCCGCGATGTTGATCCAAGACGTCTATCTATGTTAGATGACATGTATCCTCCTTACGCTGATATAGTAGAAATGGAGATGAAGGCTCAAGGTAAAGGTATTGGAGGAGCCACCATCGCTGACGATTTAGATGATATACCTTTCTAATGGCTGATACATTCTTATTCCCCCAAGACCCAAGAGGTCGTAGTGCCCAAGTCAGCAGAAACCGCAACTTGCTGGACGCTACCATCAGAGATTTCTCTGGTGGGTGGAATGTCGTTGACAATGACCTGAACCTTGATACCAAGTTCTCCAAAGTACTAGAGAACATGCAGCGAGGCATAGATGGCTCCAATGCCGTACGCCCTGGCACAAGACTGTTTGCTGAAACAAGCGCGTATCTAGATGAGGTCGTAAACATCGAGTACTATAGTGGCTTCCTTGTCGCTGTTGGTAAGAATGGTCATGTAGTTAAGATAGACAGTAATGGAATTGTCTCTGAAATTTGGAATGACGAATTTGGTGAAGTCCTGCCAGGAGCACCTGGCGGTTGGGATGTTACAGTCTTTGCATCCTTCGCACAGTTCAATGGTGATCTAATCATCTGCAATGGAGTGAACAAGCCACTTATTGTGGACAATAATATGATTTGCTCATACTTACAAGATTTGGCAGATTTAACCAATGCAAATACTCCTGTTGCTAGGTTTGTCGTTGCTCATGGTCGCTATCTTGTCATGGCGGGTTCATTACTTGCTGGTGAGGAAGACAGACTATTTATCTCCGCTACTGACGTTAGCGGTACTTGGGTTGGGGATAGTGGCCCTAACGATGCAGTAAACATTGATCTAGGTTCTCGTGTCCCTAGTGGCTCGAATGTCGTCAAAGGCCTTGGCCGCTTCCGTGATAAGCTAATGGTCATGTTTGAGAACTCGATATTGCCCGGAACACTAGGGAGCTTTGTAGATGATGTTCATATTCCAACTTTCTCTGATGCAATTGAAAACGTTGGCGCTGTATCCCATAGAGCTATTCAAACGATCAGTGAGGATATGCTCTTCGGTGACGGAGCCGGAGTCTCCAATGTCAAACGTGCTTTAATTACTGGAACTGTGACTGGAGAACGTATCTCTCAGCTTGTCTCTCCTGAATACATCGCCGCTGTTAACACTGTAGGAAAAGAAAGCATTGTCGCATTGGAGGATAGAGTTTGGTCAATATGGGATAGCCAAAACGACAATTTTATGATCTTCGTTCCTAACTCGCATATTGCGGCTAATGCTACAGAGTCCCGATGCTTCGTCCTCAAGAAGAATAAGCCACTCAAGATTGAATCATGGCATGATTGGCGTGGCTGGAATTTCCGCTCTGGCTGTCAATCTGCATTGAAGCGTATCTTCTTAACAGAAGGATCACAGGTCTACATCCTTGGGGCAGAATATGACAACGCTATATATAAAGACTACGAAGGTGATCAGGAGATGTGGGATGATGAGACTTCTTGGAGTGATTACACGGGCTGGAACCCTGTAGTAAGTACAGCAGATAGTGGCGTTCCAATTAAGTTCGTTTGGGAGCTTCCTTGGTCTGACAACAATGAACGGTTTCTTACTAAGGCTAGCCGGTACATTAACTTTGACACCATCGGAGATAACCGCTTCACAGCAGAGATGTTCACAGACAACATCTACAAGGACACAACTGACCTTGGAGAAGATTGGATAGAGGATAGTCTCAAGTGGGATGATACCCTTGGCTGGGATGTAGATGTATTGGACCCAACACTATCAATGACCTTCGAAGGTGGAGATGCTCCCGGCTTCGGTCTTGACGAGTTCGGAGAGGACTTCGGAGGAGGTCGTCCTACTAGACTGGAAAAGTTATATGCGTGGACCGCTCGGTATAAGATTGAGAAGCTACGTATGACTGGTGATGCTACAAAGGAACTAAGATTCGTCGCTGTTACTGTAGCGTATCAGAATGGATCACTGAGGAGATAATTATGGCTAGTGCTGTTGATACGACATTACCTGCTGATAACGTAAAAGCTAGTAAGGCTGACTTTCGTGCTCAATTCCTAACGATCTACACTGAACTTACAGACCTACAGCAGAAGACCGGTGTTGCTAGTGCCAAAGCATTTTATGGTTTCCTTGAGAAGCATGAAGTTGAGGAAATGATACACAAGTTTCATGCACGTAAGAGTAATCTACCAAGAGATATGGCATATGGTCGTACCTCTCTAACTTCGTTATAGGAGAAAACGATGACTGACTCAATCGGTGTTCTCGGCAGTGCCTCCACAGCTACTGCTGCGACCACAACTGTTTATACTGTTCCTTCTGCGAAGGCTTCGAAGGTGCAGGTTATGTATGAAATCCAGGGTGCTGGTGACGGATCTACTGACTTCACAATCACCGTGAATGGTATTGTCGTTATGACGCATTCTAACATTACTGCTAGTAACTACTTGTATTCAAGCCCCAATGCGTTAAAAGAAGGACCACTTGCTGCACAGGCTACTGGTGTTGATGGAGATACTACTATAGCTCCCGCTCCTAGTGTTTACTATCTCTCCGCTGCCGACACAGTAACATACACCATTGGCGGCACTACCGCTGGTAGCTGTAATGTACAGGTCGTTGGTGTTGAAATCGACGTTTAGGAAGTAATATGGCTGTAACATCAAACTTCAAACTGAAGTTAATTGACTTCGACAAGATACCGTGGAATGACGACTTCTACGATAATATGCACATTATCGACGCGATCATGGCTCGGTACATTGCGATCAGCGATGTGCAAGGATCATGGGAGAATGCTACGGCTGTTACGGTTGGACAACGTTATGTAGACAACGATAGTGATACTGTCTGGGAAGTCCTAGTTGCTCATACAACGCCTAGCACTGGAACATTCGCAGCTAGTAGATCAGCTAATACTACTTACTGGCAGTCTATTACTGTTGACACTACATACAGAGGTGCTTGGGCGGCTGATACAGATTACTTGATCAACGATTTTGTCTCTGATAGTTCAAGGTATGGTGTCGTCCAGACGATACATACATCTGTCACCTCTTACGACACCGGAGTCAGTAATGGAGACATTGTAACACTGATAGATGTCAGTGCTGACGTTGCTGCTACAGCAGCTGATGTAGTATCTACCAACGCTGACGTTGTAAGTACAACCGCCGACGCTGCATCTACAGCTGCCGATGCTAGTAGTGCTTCGACTTCTGCTAGCAATGCGTCTTCTAGCGCGTCAACAGCTTCTACTCAAGCTAGCAATGCGTCTACTAGTGCATCCAACGCATCTACTTCGGAAACGAATGCCGCTACGAGTGCTACGACTGCTACTAACGAAGCCTCGGCAGCAATGCCTAAGTACACATTTAGTACATCAACCGCAGCAAGTGACCCTGGCGTTGGTGTCCTACGTTACAATCATGCTACCGTAGCAAGTGTCACAGAAATTTACATTGATAATACAACGGCTGACACAGGGAATCCTGATGTTGCTGCATGGCTTCTATCATGGGATAGTAGCACTAGCACAATACATAGTCAGATTAGATTGGTCGAGCCAGGAACGCCAGCCAACTACGCTGTATTTAATATAACAAACGCAGTAGACAGTAGTGGCTACGTTACATTAACAGTAGCGCACGTAGATAGTAATGGGACGTTTAGTAATACAGATAGTATACGCATCTCCAATACTCGCACGGGTGATAAAGGGGATACCGGAAACACTGGACCACCTGGTAGTGGACTAACAGATGTTGTTGACGATACAACTCCACAACTCGGAGGCGATCTCGACTGCAACGGTGCACAGGTGCAATGGTCAAAAGGTGCTGACGTAGCCTCCGCTTCAGCTTTGCCGGTGCTCACAGACGGTAATTATTTTGACGTAACCGGGACTACTGGAATCACTTCCATTGATACTACAGGAGGTCCAGGCACCCTAATCAAGTTGCATTTTGACGGCGTTCTGACTCTGACACACCACGCAACTGATCTATACCTTGCTGGTGAAGCGAATTTCACTACAGCTGCTGGAGATGAATTAGAGTTCATCGAATATGCAACTGGTGATTACCGAATGACTGGATGTTCCCTTGCTGGTACAGCCCCCGGTGCCGTTGCAAATAACGCCATTGATGAGACAAAGCTGAAAGATGCGCTTGTAGCCGACTTCTCAGAGGTAACAGTCGCTGCTGGGGATAGCATCCTGTTAGGTGACGCTGATGACAGCGGGAACACCAAACGAGATACGGTGCAGGGTATCCTTGATCTTGCCGATTCCCCAATAGGCCAGCACACTATTTGGTTCCCAGCATCAGCTATGGAAGCTGCTGCCAGCACGGCACCAGCGACATCTAATGCCGTCGAGATTGGGACTTCATTGTTCGCTGCTAGGACAATGGACTTTGCTACTGATGCAGACGACTACGCCTATTTTGGAGTACAGATGCCTAAGAGTTGGGATGCTGGGACACTTGTCTGTCAGTTCGTCTGGTCAGCGACGGGCACAACCGCCAACACGGTGCTGTGGGGGCTTGCTGCCAATAGTCTCGGCGATGATGCAGTGCTGACGGAAGCCTTTCCCACTC